GAGGGCCTGGTCGGCATGGCTGACGCGCTCGAAGCGAACTACCCTGGTTTGAGCGAGCAGGTACCGGAGGCGACCACGCCGTTGGGTGAGCCGCGGACGCAAGGCGCTACTGGCCTTGCTCGCGCCGTGCCGTACCGCTACGACATCGAGCGTGACAACCCGACTCTTCTAGCCCTAAGAACAGCGGGGGTAGGTGTGCCTGCGGCACCCAAGACGATCGCCACCGGCAGCGGCTACGGCATCGAATTGACCGAGCCAGAGCAGGACATTCTGAAGCGGGGCCGCGGCGCGGCGATCGTCAAGGAGGTCACTCGTGTGCGCGCCAATCCGCGGGTGCAGTCCTGGGAGCGGACGATGGCGTCGGCGCCGCACGATTCCAGGCAGTGGCAGGATGCGTTCACGCGCTACAACGATGCCATGCAGGTCGCGGCCAGGGACGGCGCTACCGCGGGGAATGACGCCTTCCTGAAGCGGCTCGGCAAGGCGCAGATCGCGGCGCGTGAGAAGATCACCAAAAACCTCGAGCCGTCGTACCTGGGAGCACCGTCTGATACGTCACCGTCGCAAGTGCCGGTAGGGGAGATTGTTGGATGACACAGCCACCCGCGCCTGCGGCAGTTGAAGCGCCGCCGTTCAAGGCGCCCGACCAGCAGACCGCCTACAACACCGCGCAGGCCGCGGTCGAGGGTCTGCTCGGTAAGGGCTGGACGATCGCGGCGATGCGCCCCGCCTACCAGGCAGGCGTCTCCGACCCCAACGCGGTCGGCTCGAACAAGCCACCGCTCCAGATCGGCGCGATCGTAGACGTGATCGGTCCGGGCGGGGAGAAGGACTCGATCACGGTCGGGCCATCGGATACTTCCGTCACCTGGGACCTGACGCCTGGTCCTGACGGCAAGCTGAAGCCGCTCCAGGCGGGCATCGTGGTCCTGAAGGGGCCGACTAACCAGCCGTCCCCGGGGAGCCAGCCCGGCTCGGCCATTACTGATTGGGTGCGTATCGACGCCAACGGTAAGGAGATTGCCAAAGGCGATACGACCACGCCAGCGGTCTACATTCGCGATCCGAAAGCGCCCGCGACGACGCCGCCGTACAAGCTGGAAGAAGATCAGAAGCTGGGTGATCCCAAGTCCTGGCAACCGATCACCAATCCGAACGATCCCAATGGCGCGGTCATTGGGCTGTTCGATCCCAAGACCAGCAAGCTGGCAGCGTCGGTACCGGCCAAACCGAACGCGCAGCCGAGTGGCGATCTGAAGCCGCTGATCGACCCGAACGATCCCGCGCACAAACGGGTTATCGGGCTTATCGACCAGGGTGACTTCTCGATCCATCCAGTTTCGCAGACGCCCGACGGTAAGCAGGTCGTCCTGACCGACACCGGTATTTACGTGGTCGATAAGGACACCGGCGAAGCGAAGCTGTCGCAGACGATTACCAAGTCGCAGACCCCGTCAGTCTTCACCCATCCCGACGGGTCGATCTACATGGTCGATCCGAATGAGAAGGACCCCAACAAGAAGCTGACCAGGCTCCAGGGCCAGCAACCGCCGCAGACCATCAAGCAGCAGACCCCGGGCGGCGAGGTCACGCTGGTCTACAACCCCGAGACCCATACCTACGAGATGCCGCCAGGCACGACCGCGCCCGCGTCGGTCGATGCGCCAGGTTCCGCTGCCCTCCAGTTCATCGTCTACCGCGACGACAAGGGCAACGAGATCTTCAAGAGCAAGAATCCCAACTGGCAGGGATTCACACAGCCTGCCGAGCCGACGGTCAGCACGACCGCGAAGTTCGTCCCGCGCTGGAACAAGGAAAAGGGGGTGTGGGAGGACGTACCGAACGTCAACCGCATCCCGGCCAGCGACGCGCTGAAAGCGATGGCGGCGCAGGTCACCGGACAGGCGATCGCGGGTGATCTCAGTGAAGACGAAGCGATCAAGCTGCTGACCGCGGCGAACGCCAAGATGGCGAACGACATCGCCGCGCAAAACGCGCAGCTATCGGCGGCGAGCACGGCGTTGACGGCGGGCGCGCAGGGCGCCCAAACGGGCGCTGGTCTGCTCAACCAGCGGGTACAGGCCGGCTCACAGATGCTCGGCCAGGTCCTGGGCTTCGCTGGTCAGTCCCACTTACGCGGGCTGCCAGAGGGCGCCGGCCAGGCAATTATGGGCGACATCCAGGGCTTCGCCACCCAACTTGGAGGCGGTCAGGACGTGTACGACACGGCGGTGCGCCTGGTGCACGCTGCCGACCCGTCGGCGCCGAACGAACTCACCGCCAAGGCGACGGCGTTCATCAACCAGGTGCTGAACAAGCAGATTCAGGAGACAGGCGAGCTACCGCCGGTCGTCAAGGCAACGCAGGCGCTGAAGGCCAACCTGGCGGCAAACGCGCAGGGTGGACAGGGCGGTTTCACGCCGACGCCGACCGTGCCGGTCCAGACGCCCGCAGTCGCGTCTGGTCAGATGATGCCAGCGGGCGGCAACCTGCCTGGTCAGAACTATGGACCGGGAACGGGTTACACGGGCGGCGTCGCCCCGTCGAGCTATGGCTTTACCCCGCCTGGAGGGAGCGGCTATTCGTACGGTGGACCGGTGCCGTGGGCGGGGGCAATTCCGCAACCGTTACCGCAGGGCTTTGTCGTACCAGTGACCACGCCGTTACCGCCACCGCAGACCGTGCTGCCGTTGGCGCGGCAGACGTAGGGAGAACGCATGGCTGAGTTCAAGCTGCCGAATATCGTCAACGGCCAATCCGTCACCGTTCAGGCCAACAGCCTGGGTGAGGCGCAGCAAAAGGCCGCGGCGGCGACCGGTGTCTCGTTGGCCGCGCAGCAGGGTGGCGGCACGTTTGGCATCAACACCAATCCGAACGTGGGCGGTTCGAGCGGCGGCTCGCCAGGGACGACCGTGTCGTCGTCTTCGAGCACCAGTGGCGCGGGTCTGGACGCGCTGTTGCAGGCCGCGCAGCGCGGTGACAAGGAGACGTTCGAGAAAACGCTGAACGAGCAGATTCGCGAGTTCGACCAGAAGTACGGGCTGGATCTGAAGCAGTTCACCGAAGCGATCCGCCAGTACAACCAGAACTTCGGCATCACCGAAGCGGGCCTGACGGGGACGTACCAGGGCGCGCCGACGATGGCGATGCAGTCGCAAAACGCGCAGTTGTACGGCATGAACGGTGCCCCCGCGGCAGGTCAGCAGACGTTGGCGAACTTGCTCCAGCAGGCCAACATCACCGCGCAGAAAGCGCAGACCGCGCAGCAGTGGGCGGCGCAGTACGGTTTCGTTCCGACGTTCGACGCCGCTGGCAACCCGTACGGGCCAGACGGTCAACCACTGCCGACACTGCAAGCGCAAAATCAGGCGTATACGCAGCAGCTAGGCCTGGTCACGACCGCGGCGGGCCTTCAGGCCAATCCTTTCAGACAGGCGCAGGCACTCGGCCAGATGGGGGGTCTGCTCGGTGGTGGAGGCGTTGCCTCCTTCGCGGCGCCGAATACGGTTGCGGGTGTCGGGACGCAGGGCGGCAATACCCGCGGTGGTATGGGTTACCTGGAGCAAATGATCCAGGACATCCGCGATCCGACCGCCAACGCGACCAGCATGAATCAGGTGCTGCAAGGTATTCCGACTCCGAACAAGCTCAACTCGACGGAGTTCCTCCGCGCGGCGCCGAGCACACAGAGCATGGTGTTGCAAGGCATGCAGGAAAAGTTTGGGATTGATCCGAACGATGCGCTGGCGCAGATCAAGGCGACACTCCCGCAGTTCACGGCTCCGACCACCGTGGGCGCGGTCAAGAGGTAGCTATGCCGCTCAAGAAGGGGACTTCGCAGAAGACCATCTCGACCAACATCAGAAACGAGATCAAGAGCGGGCGTCCGCAAAAGCAGGCCATCGCGATGGCGATGCGGTCTGCTGGAAAGACGAAGCCTAAGAAGTGACCTTCAACGAACGGTCCGTCCATCCCGACCTGCTAGAGGAAGAGCGGGCTGCGGCGCAGGAAGCGCCCGAGGTCGAGGTTCCGCCGCGGACGCGCGGACCGCGCCGTAGCCAGCCCACTACAGCGTCTCAGGATGTCGGCGCCGACACTCCGTCACCCGATTCGGGTGAGGACGGCACGTCCTCTACGGGTGAGACGCCGGAGTGGCTGGCGCAGCTAGACGAGGTCAAGGACCCGTCCGAGAAATTCAAGCTGCTTGCCAAGAATCTGCCGCGGGATGTCCTGGAGAAGGACGAGACGCTCAGCGGTCTAATCGGCCATAAGGCGGACGCGCTCCTTCGGAGGCGCGAGGCAGACGCGATCGAGCAGGCCAAGCGGCAGGCCGCGCAGGACAACGACCTGTACACGCTCGGAGAGCTCGAACAGCGTCGTATCCAGCAGGAGCAGGCCGTCCAGGCTGCTCAGCAGCAAGCTGCTGGTGGCGGCTTCATGGACGGTGTCGTATTGTTCCAGCAAACCTTAGACCGATCCATCCAGGAGAAGGTCGGAGGCCAGACATTCGGCGTCGGCAAGTCTCAAGCTGAGGGCGTCGCAGAGTATCTCCAGTTCGTACACGCTGAAGCGGTCAAGCTCGGTATTGAGCGTGAGCTCAAGAGCAACGAGTCTGCCTACCGTAAAGCGGTACTGAGCGAGGTACGGAGTGACGAGCCAGTCCCCGAGCGCGAATCAGGTACCCCCGGTCGCGTCCGCGAAGTGACTGACGAACAGATCGAGGCAATGACGATGCGCGAGTACGAAGCCCTGTTCGATGAGAACGGGCATCCAAAACCGGGGGTGCGCCATAGAGCTACCAGGAGCATCCCCCTCACACATCGATAGGTCGCCGCTGACGCGGCGCAGGGGGTCCTGATGGCAACAGGTGCCACGGAATTCGTAGACAAAACGATTGCTGACGGAGTCTTCAGCCCGGACATCTGGAGCAAGCAGGTCCTCCGCGCGACGGAGTCGAACCTGGTCATCGCCAAGTGCGTCAACCGCGGGTTCGAAGCGGATGCCACGGTCGGGAAGACCGTCAAGGTGGCGTCGATCGGCAATCTGGCTGCTCGTGCGAAGGCGGAAAATACCGCTATCACGTACGAAACTGTCGCAGAAACAGCGGTAACAATTACGCTGAATCTTTGGTCTTACAGTGCCCTTGGAATTGAGGACATTGTAAAGGTTCAGTCAATTGTAGATGTCCAGAATGAATACCAACGTAAACTCGGCTATGCAATTGCGCGTGATATCGATACAAAACTTGCTGCCGACTTCGCTGGTTTCTCGCAGGTCGTAGGCACGCTCGGCACCGCGGCTTCGGATGCCAACGTGCTGGCCGCGATCAAGCTCCTGGACGACGCTGACGTACCGCAGGACGAACGCTACTTCGTCATGACGCCAGGTGAGAAGGTCGCCAAGCTGGCTCTGGACCGCTGGAGCAATGCCTTGTATATCGGCACCGGAAACATGCCGGTCAAGAACGGCATGCTCGGTGGAATGTACGGTCTTGACCTGTTCGTCACGACCAACCTGGTGAAGCCGCTCGCTGGTCAAGCCAACAACGCGATCTTCCACCGCGACGCGCTGGCACTGGTGCAGCAGAGGTCTCCGAAGTCGCATGTCTTCTACGATATAGACGTGTTCGCCTGGAAGCTGGCGGTCGAGGTGATCTACGGCCATCAGGAGATGCGCGACAACTTCGGCGTGCTGGTCAACGGCGCGAGCTAGGCGTGGCTGACGCAGTAACGGGCAACTCGTTCCTGGAC